TCAACTTCTCCCAGGTGCTCCAGGCTGGCATCAAGGCATCCTTAGGGATTCAAGACAGGCGCCAATCCTGACCCTCCCTTGCACACACAAAGCCCCGGGCTTCCGGCTGATTGCGGGGCCCAGGGCCACTTGTCCACGGTAGAATGACCTCACGGGAACCACCGTTAGAATTCCCCCTTTTGTCCTCTTCTCTTTTGCAACAAACAGAACTCGGGAGGCGACAGGTCGCGTCCCGCCCATGTCATCCCTTGGTTGAGTGGCCGTGGCCTCCCGAAACGTATTTTCTCCGCTTGACGCGCGTAAATATGCGCGTTATGCTCTTTTTGTCCGGGGGGTGACAAAAATCAGCAGCTCAAGGGAAATCATCAAAAGGCTTGAAGCAGACGGGTGGGAGCTCGCCAGAATCAAAGGAAGTCACCACCACTTCCAACACAAAAGCAAATCGGGAACCGTAACCGTGAAACACCCCCAGAAAGACATCCCCGAAGGCACCAAGCAAAATATCCTAAAGCAAGCGGGGCTTGAATAAACCTCCGTTTGCAAGGAGGAGAAGAGAGACCATGAAGAAAAAAAAGGACACAAGGACCTATATTGCGCTGCTCTCCGAAGAAGGGAAGTTTGTTACCGTCCGTTTCCCGGATTTTCCCGGGTGCAACACGTTCGGTGAAGGCTATCCCGACGCCGTTGCCAGTGCGAAGGACGCGCTGGGCGGACATCTGCTCTGTATGGAGGACGCCCGGGAATCAATCCCGCTCCCCACCCCCATCAACCAGATCCACCCCAACCCTGGGGAGGTTGCCGTATTGGTGGAGATCCGCATGGACATCCTCCGAGAGGAGGAATCCCAGAAGTCCGTCAACAAAAATGTCACGATCCCCAAATGGCTCAACGAACTGGCCACGGAAGCAGGCATCAATTTTTCCAGCACGCTGCAGGACGCCCTGAGGGAACGCCTCGGGGTGTGAGCAAAGCGCAAGCCCCGGGTTGCCGGCCGATTGCGGGGCTCGGCGGACAGGGACCAGCGGTTTCCAGATGGTCGGGACGACGCCCGGCGCGGGTGACCGTAGGATGCAAAACGCCCCTCCCCGGAAGGGGAGAGGCGTGGTGGAGCGCATGAAAAAGCCCCTCCGGGGAGGGGGAGAGGCGGAGGTGGGCTGGTTGGGGTCAAGGATGACTAGCAACGACTCGCTTAACGTCTTCTGGGGAAGCCGAAACAGAAATCTTGCTGATATCTTCCCCTTCCTCCAAATATCCTTTTCCCATGGCTTCCAGGCTTTCACACTCATATCCCAAAGGATGGAGATAAACCTCGGTTACAAGATAGCTTTTCCCGTCCACAAGCTCAACCACGTCTCCTTCTTTAATCTCCATTCGCTTTTCTCCCCTTCTTGCACGGCTTAACATAAGCTGAAGTCAAGGTGAAGCCTTCTTCGCCCACCTTCTGTATCCAACCCGTAATTACGGGAGCGATCTTCCCGTTAGCCCCCTTAATGTTTAAGGTGGCGGCATATTTTTCGCCATACTGCGTTTTCCCCACATAGCTTTTTTCGGCAAATTTAAGGCCATCCAGCAGCGCGGCACGAAGGTCTTCGGCGTTTTTGAGATTGTATCCTAGGGCCTTTTCAAAGACAAGTGCTTTGTGTTTGCCCTTATCGCTTGTAGGGTCAAGACAATAACGATACAGCTTAGCATCTGGAATGACTGCATTTTCCTTAACTAATCTGGCCAACCCTTGCCCTGCCTTCTCCGCCTTCTCCCTCTCCCTATCGGCCCTTTCCTTCGCTTCCTTTTCCGCCCTCTCCCCCCGCCGCCCTTCCTCCCGGGCGGTGATTTCCTGGCGGTGCGCCGACATCCGGCGCTCGGTCTCCTCCGGCGTCTCTCCCTCGTCGGGGACATACAACGCCGAGGCATGCCGGCACCTTGGGTGGAAGAGCCCCCCCGCCTTCGCATCGTCCAGCGTGGGGAAACCTGGGGTCTGCCCGTCCAAAGAGAGTACCTTTCCCGCCCAGGGGGCGCAACGGGGGCAGGTCCCGGTGTGGAAGGAGATGGCAATCAGGTCCTCGTCGTGGGCCCGGAACTCCCGCCACTGGGCCTCGTTGTGGATCTCCATGAGGGATGTTCTCGCCAGCATCTCCGCATAGGCCCTCATGGACCACTTTTTCCCCGCCCGGTCCACGAACCCGTAAATTCCACGCCCGGTAATCTCTTCCAGGATCTTGCGCCGCGCTTGCTGCCAGGTCTCGTATCCGGCAACAGATCCCACCATGGACGCCTCCAGCGACGCCGCCCGGTAGATGTCTACAGTGGTGCGCCCGGCCAAGGTGCAGACGTCCATGAGGCGGCTGCGGACCTTCTCCGCAAAGATCTTCATGGCGGGCTGGTGGATTCCCCCCAGATCCGGGAGGATTGCCACGCCAGCGGCGACCAGCTGTTGCTGGGCCAGGCTCACCCCTGCGGTATAGGCAGCAACGGTGGCCCGCTTGGACCATCCGGCGCTGACCGTTCGCAGTTTTGCCAGGATTGCCTCCACCTGGCGGCGCTGCCTGGTCAGCTGCTGGATCGTGGCGGCGGCGTCTCGGCCAGATGTCATGATGCGCTGGATGTGGGCCACAATCTCCCGCTCGGCTTGCTCGTAGAGCCGGATCAACCGGTCCCCTAGGCGGCGCTCCTCGTCCTCCCAGGGCATGGTTTATGCCCCCTCGGCGTCGTCGGGCCCGCCCTCTCCCAGGACCGGCTCGAGGGCGGCGGGTTGCTCCTCCCGGATCCGCCCCAACTCCTCGTCGGCCTGTTCATCCGTGTAGCCCCACAGCCGCTTCATGGAGCTGCGGCGGCTGGTAACCTCGGATGCCACCGCCGTGGCCTCATTCCGGATCTCCTCGGACTCGTCGTCCGGAAGCCCATCGGCCCACCCGATGACCGGCTGGATTACATGTCCCCCGTCGAGGAGGGCCGCCAGTCGGAGGACCTCCCGGAGCCCTGCGTCGAAGCCCATCCGGACCCGGTTGACCTTGGCGAGAGGGGCCATCATGAGGCGCCGCAACGCACTCCCCGACTCCGCCAGCCCCGCCTTGAGGTTGCCGAAGGCGGCGGGGCTGGTCTCGGAGAGCATGTAGAACTGCTCCATGAGCATCTCCACCTGACGGAACGAAGCCTCCGTCTGGGCGTCCCAGACGATGTACCCCGGAGGCTCCTCCCCAGGCTCCCGGGGGATGTAGTCCCCGATGTCGGCCACCAACACTCCCGTCTCGGGATCGCGTCGCGTCACATCCGGTCCAAACATTTTCGGGTCAGCGTGGCGGTCCAACACTCGGGCCACCTGGGCAAAGCGCACCTCCAATTCCTGGACGATGCTGGTCAGGTCGTCGTAGTCATCCAGGCCGTAGATCCGGTCCGACGTCGCCAGGTTCGCCACGTGCACCACCAGGGGGGCATCAACGCCGGTCTGCTCCACCCGGGTCTCCAGGATCCGCCCCAGAGAGCAGACGCTGCCGGGCTGGTGGAGGGTCACCGGCCAGTTGGGCATGGCGTAGGTCCGGAACTCCACGATCCCGGCGGAGTGGATCTCCACCATGAGCCGCATGGTCCGGTCCTCCACATCGCCAACGGGCCATGCCAGAACATGATGTGTGATCTCGGCGGCATCCTCGGGAGACACTACCGGGAACCAGTACCCCGGAGGGATCACCGAGAGGCGGACCTTCCCGTCTGCCCTGCGGCGGGCCTTCAGCACCGCGTCCCCATACCGGGACGTATCAATGGCAGCGCGGTAGGCCGTATTCCAGAGGACCAAGCGTGTGGCGAGGTCTCCCAGATAGGCCGTCCCGGCGCCCCCCGCTGCGTCGGTCAGGGTCGGTGTCTCGCCCAGGAGCAGATCCGCCCACAGGGTGGACAGCCGCTTGGGCCAGTTCAAGCACATCTCGACGGACATCCGCAGATCGGGACGAAAAAGGCGGGCCCAGACCTCCTGGAACACCGCCTCGTGCTTCCCTTCGAAGAGCTGCTTGTTGTCCCGGTATCGCTTGAGGCGGTTCGTCTCCCCCTTGGGGGGCCACTGGGCCCCAGGGGTCAGGAAGTCCAAGTTGGTGAGCATCCGATCCCTCCTCAGTATCCGGCGGGCTTGAGGACGGGGCCTCTGCTCCCGCGATGTCGTCGCAGGTCCTCCACGCTGTACCGGAGGGCCGCCATGGCGTCGTCCTGGAACTCCACCGGCTCGTCCAGGTAGAGGCCGGTCTGCAAGTCCTTCTTCCATTTCCATCCCTGGATTTCCTTGATCGTGTTGGTGCACCTGGGGTGGATATGGAGCTTGAGCCCCTTCAGGTAGTCGATCTGAGCCCGGACGCTGCCCTGCTCCTTCCGTACCCCCTGGGCACGGAACCCCGCCTTCTGCCACATGCGGATACGGTCAGGCTCCGCCGAATCGCACCACATGCGCCTACGCCCTTCCAGGCCCCTAGCCCGGGCCATTTCGATGATCTCCGTGGTGTCCCGCTCGTAGACGTAGAGCTCATCCCGGACGTAGATCTCCCCGTCGCGGAAGCCCACGTCGAGGATTGCGTTGGCATGATTGAAGCCGAAGTCCTGGGAGTAGACCAGGGAATCGAAGCGTTCGTCCTCGACGGGAAACGCCTCCACCCGGTAGTTGGGGAGGATCAGCCCCCCGAGTTCTCCCCACTCCCCCAGCCCGTAAACCCGGTATCCCTCGGGGTCCTGTACCCGGCGCATCTCCATGCGCCGGTAGTAGGCCTCGTCGATGAACCGGTTGTCCCGGTAGGTGGAGTGGTGCGTGTAGACGTCCGGGTGCTCCAGGTCCCAAAACCGCCGTTTGATCCAGTGGGTCGCACTGACCGGGTTGAAGGTGAAGGTGATCTGGTAGTAGAGCCAGTCGTTCTCCAGCGCCCCCCGGAGCCGGTCATCCAACACGTCGACGTCGGACTCCTCCAGCTCCGTGGCCTCCTCGATCCAGATCCAGGTGAGAGAGCCGTTCGCGGTGGAGATGGACTTGACCTTCTCGCGTTCCCGGGCGTCTTTCATCCCTCGAAAGATGATCCTTGCCCCCGTGGTCAGACACGTCATGGCCAGGGGGTTCACCGTGGCCCCCCAGATTCGGGCGGCGTGTTCCCCGCAGACCCGGGAGACCGCCCCCAGGAGCTCCGCGTAGGTGCTGTCCTTGTTGCTGGCCTCCACCTTCCGCACCACCAGGAGGTTGGCCCCCCGGTTCCTCGGGTCCATGAGCTTCAGCACGTAGTCCTGGGCCACGTTGACGGATTTCCCGCTTCCTGCGGAGCCCTTCAGAACACGGTAGCGCTTCCGGCACTGGTTTGCCTCCCGGAAGACGGGGTTGAACCTAACCGTCACCCGCGTCGGTGTCGTCATAGCTCACGCGGATGTCCAGCCCGCCCTCCAGATCCACCCTGGCCCGGTCCACGAACATGCCCAGGTGCTTGCCCAGCAGCTCCAGGGCCCTTCCTTTATCCCACAGACGGCCCTTCTTCGTGTGCCCAATCAGGCACCGGTCCCCCCCAGCCCCCTCGAACTCCTCAAGCGTCTCAATGCCCGAAAGGGCCGCTGCGGCGTCGTCATCCAGATCGGAGATATTCTTCATGGATCCGTCTTCTCGGTAAAGC